AAACAGTTTAGAGATAGGTACTTCTTAACAGAACTTAATGTAAAGTTTGAGACAGCAGATTTTCACCACAACTGGATTACTTCAATTAATAAAGCATTATCTAAAGGTGGACAACAAATGATACTAAGCCCTCCACGTCATGGTAAAACAGAACTTCTTATACATTTTGTTATTTGGCTTATCTGTAGAAATCCTAACATAAGAATCTTATGGGTAGGTGGTAACGAAGACATTGCAAGAAATGCTATATCTTCTGTTATGGATACATTAGATGCTAATGAAAAACTTATAGAAGATTTTTGTGGACCAGGTGGTACATTTAAACCTTCATCAAGAACTGGTAAATCTTGGTCACAAAATGGATTTACAGTAGCTACAAGAACTGTATCAGGTATAAAGTCACCAACAATGGTTGGTATTGGACGTGGTGGTAAGATTTTGTCCAGAGACTGTGACATTATTATTGCTGATGACATTGAAGATTTCTCATCTACTATGCAACCTGCATCAAGAAGAAACACAAAAAACTGGTGGACTACCACATTAGGTTCTAGAAAAGAGGAACATACAGCAATGGTTGTAATTGGTTCAAGACAACACCCTGATGATTTATATTCTGCATTATTAGAGAACGAAGCATGGGAGACAATAGTAGAAGAAGCACATGACTCAATGTGTACTATTGCAGAGTACGAAGAAAAAGACCATCAAGATTGTATGTTATGGGCTGATAAACGTACTTTTAAATGGCTTATGGATAGAAAACGTGATGCACAAACAACAGGTGGTTTACAGAGATTTGAAATGGTGTATCTGAATAAAGCACAAGCACAAGGTCTGTCTTTATTTAATCCTGAAGTAATTAAATTATGTTATGACCCAAACTGGGATATAGGAGAAATACCAGAAGGTGCATACTTAGTTGCAGGATTAGACCCTGCTGCTACAGGTTATCAAGCTGGATTCTTATGGGCTGTAGAAACTACTAACTCTGAAATTAAATTAACAATGGTAGATATGGAGAATCATCAAGGTGGTGGACTAGAAGAAGCTAGAGCCTTAATAAAAAAATGGTTTGAACAATACAACTGTTATCACTGGGTTATAGAAGAAAACGGTTTCCAAAAAGCTATTAGACAAGATGAAAAGACTAGAGAATACGCAAACTTACATGGTATTAAGTTAGAGGGACACGAAACACATAAGAATAAATGGGATGAAAGATTTGGTGTTACAGCACTAGCTCCTATGTTTCAAGAAAAGAATATTAAACTACCTTTTGCAAGTATTGATGCTCAAACTAAGAGTATTACCTATACCAAACAATTAAGTTATTTTGCTTCAAAAGGCAATAAAAATTCGTATAAAAGTGATATAGTTATGGCAAGTTGGTTTCCCATGAAAGTAATCAGGAACTTGCAGAAGTTAACCTACGCAGAGATAGGTTTAGACTACACTCCTAGTTATGAAGGATATAGTATGCTAGACTTAAACGATATACCATGGAGTTAAATTGACACCAGACCAGATTATAGACAGAGCTACGTTCTTAAAAAAGTCACATGATAGTGTTCTAATAGATAGAGCAAGATTCCGTGCAATACTTAATGGTGGTGAAGATGGTATACGACAATTACTAGGACCAGGAATGGACCAGTTAGACTCTGCTTCGTTACCAGCTCCTAACTTAATGTTATCTGCATTAGATAGACTTGCACAAAAAATAGGTAAAGTTCCATCATTAGATGTTTCTATTACCAATGCTAGAGATTCTCAAAGAAACAAAATCAAAAAAGATAAGTTAGAGAGAATTATTACATCATACGATAAGATGCAAGGACTTAAAATGCAATTGCCACAAGTAGCTAGATGGCTACCTGGTTATGGATTTGCAGTATGGGTCATCACAACAAAGCAAGATGGCGAAGGTAATGTCTATCCTTATGCTGAACTAAGAAATCCTTATGATTGTTTCCCTGGATATATGGGTAACAACCAGTCACCTGATGAATTGGCAATAGTACAGAAAGTACCTATAAAGCAATTATTGGAAATGTATCCTGAACTTAAATCGTGGTTTGAGTCACAAGATGATGAGACTAGAGATATGTACTTAAATACATCATCTGATACTTCTTGGGAAAACCTTTCTGAATCTGGAGACGTAATACTCGAATATATGAACATAGAAGGTACTTATGTATTACACATGGCTTCTAGAAGAATTATAGATTTTGTACCTAACCCACTTAAATCTGGTCCAGCTTTCGTTGTAGCTAAAAGATATTCTTTTGACAAGTTACAAGGACAGTTTGACCAAGTAGTAGGTTTGATGTCATCTATGGCAAAGATAAACATTTTGTCTGTTATAGCTATGGAAGACGCAGTCTTTACAGAAACAAACGTTGTTGGAGAAATAGAATCAGGACAATACAGAAAAGGTAGAAACTCTATTAACTATTTGTCACCAGGTTCACAAGTTATAAAACCTGTTACTAACTTACCATATCAGTTATTTGAAGCTGTAGGTAGATTAGAAAGACAATTACGTGTTGTTGCTGGGTATCCAGTTCAAGACGACTCTATATCACCCAACTCATTTGTAACTGGTAGAGGTCTGGAAGAACTGGAATCTGGCGTTGGTGCTATGGTCACTGAGTACCACACCATAATTGAACATGCTTTACAAGAAGTAGATAGCAAAAGATTAGAATTAGACGAAGCGTTATTTAGTAAACAAAGAAAACCTATAAGCGGTACATACAAAGGTGCATCATTCTCTGAAGAATATACTCCTGGTACTGATATAAATAAGAATTACACAACACAACGTAAGTTTGGAGCTATGGCTTCATTTGATGCTCCTAATAAAATAATTACTGGATTACAACTTTTACAAGCAGGAATAATTGACAAGGAAACTTTCCAACAAGAGATGGATGGTTTAGAAAACTTGACGCAAATTAATGAACGCATAGTAAAAGAAAAGACAGAAGATATCTTATATCAGACTTTGTTACAGCAATCTCAATCAGGAGATAAAGCTGCAATGATGGCTGTTGTAGAGATATATAATAATCCAAAAGATATTGGTATTATTCTAGAGAAGTACTTTACAGCACAAGGTGAAGAACCTACTCCTGAAGAACAAGCTGTCTTACAACAACAGGGTGTACCACAACAAGCAGGTCCACCAAATTTAGCAGCTTTGTTAGGAGGAGCAATTGGCGGATAACCCTACCAATTTAGAATTTGCAAAGATAGTAGCAGCAAACTACACCGTAGAAGAACAGCCTATGTGGGAAATGACTTCAGAGGCTTTAAAAGAAGAAGAAAACGGAGATATCATTGATATCTTAACTGTTGCTTATATACCAAACTTAGGAAGAATAGATATACTTATTGTTCCAGAAAACTTTAAATACGGAGATGGATTTGGAGTTGATGATGGGTCGTTTTAATCCTAAAACAAATAAAGCTGTATATGAATCAGAATCTTATGGACAAGGTGTAGAACTAGATAACTTGCAAGATAGTGCAGAAATGTTTAAAAAAGAGGTTGCTGAGACACAAGGTGTACCTAGAGTACAAGCTCCTGCAACACAAAACTTTTTAAATGCACAACAAGGTATTTATACACAGACAAATAATCCTGGAGAAGATGTAGCTACAAGTCAATATAAAACTCAAAGTGGTTTACCGCAAGTTGATGCAGATATGGCTTTAAGGAAGCTGTACACAGTATTACAAAGCAAAGACATATTAGCTCTGATGAATGACCAGTCAGCAGCACCAGAAAGAAATTAACCATGGCATGGCAGTGGAACTTCTCTGCTCCTTGGGAAGATGGACAAGACGAAGATTTTAGAAATGAGACTTTAGCTCAATCAGAACAACTTAATAACTTTTTTGCTAACAATCCAGCTATACCACAAAACATGGCTGAGATATCTAGAAGATTTGGTTACTTACCTAAAGACGTACAAGTAGCAGGTGCATTGAGTGGACTTACAGCTGACTCTCCAGAGTTTACAGCTATTGTTGAAAGATTTATGGAGAAAGAATCTTCATGGTGGGAATCAACAAAAGCAGCAACAAGAGGTGTAGTTAGGTCTGCAGTTGTTGGTATGGAGTCTGCATCACAGTTTGTTAAGAAGTATGGAACTGCCAATATGAAATATTACAGTAAAAGACAAATGAATCCATTGTTAGCTTTCTCAGGTATAGGAACATTGATGCCTTTACTTGACCCAGAAGGTAGAGATGAGATAGCACAATCTTTTAAAGACCAAGGTCCTACTCTTGCAACTAGAGCTATAAACCAAATACGTGAAGGTAAAAGAGTTAACTTAGGTGAAGGTTACTTTGGTAATTCTACAGTCGCAGAAGATACAGATATATACAAAGAACTTGTTGGTAGAGGTGCTAACCCTGACCAAGTAAAAGATATTATACAAGAGTATTACGGTACACCTATCTCACAACAAGAGATGTCATCTAGAGAAGGTAGCTCAGGAACATACAGAGGTAGAAAAGGTGTAGTCAAGTTATCTCCAGGTAGAGTTGCAGCAGTAGAAGTCTTTGAGCCAGGTACAAGAAGTTTTAATCTTATGTCAGGTATTATTGATGCAGCATACACAGTGCTTACTGACCCAGCTAACTATGCAGGTATGGGATTTGCTAAAGCTGGTAAGGCAGCTAAGAGTTTCAATCAAACTGCAGCAAAAGCAGATGCAGGACTTTTAGATAAAGTTGTTAGGAAAACAGTTAAAGTACCTACAGCTAAACAATATTTCTTAGAAAGTCAAACAGGAGATGATATAGCTCAACTGTTTGCTGATGCTAAAACTTATGATGAAGTAGAAATACTTCTAGGTAGGCAAGGTAAGTTAGCTACAGAAAAAACTACAGGTGGTGCAAGATTATACAAAAGACTAAGAGACGCTAATGATAAAGATTCTATAAAAAATATTCTTATAGAAGCTGTAGAAGACCCTATGATGAATGTGTCCCAAAGACTAGACCCTAACTCGTTGTTGTTTAAAGGAAGTCTGTCTAAAACAGCAGCTAAGTTTATGTACGGAGATAAACAAGCAGCAGTAGGTCTAAGAACAAACATGAAACTTAATGGAAGTAATAACCTGTTTAGTAGATTGTTCTCAGAGTTTCCAGCACCAAAACTTGATACTGATGATTTAAATACAACATTTTTTCAACTAAAAGGATTTATGAAATTTGCAAAGGTTGATGATGATGTTGCAACTAAAGCATTAGATAGAGTTGTAGATGCTATGGAAGATGAAACTCTTAAACAACTAGAAGGTATGCCAGCATCATTACAAAAACTAAATATGATGTTAGATATCTATTCAGGTGAAGCTGGTGTCCTTAGACATATACAAGAAAAGTTTGGTGCATTAGGTTTACCTAGAGAAGTTGTAAATCAAATAGGTAAGTTTACTGCAAGCATAGATGAAGCTAACAAATATTTTTATGGTACATATGGAGAAGAAGCATGGAACTTACAGAAACTTGACATTATGGACAAAGGTCTTAACTCTTTAGATAGCATAGAGTTCAATATGGCTGAGACTATAGATTTGCTTGACACCATACTTACAAACACAAGTTTTAAAAAGACTAAAACAATTAGAAAGTTTGAAGACCTTAAACAAGATTTCTTAGCAAATGCTGAATCAGCAGCAAGAGTACCTACTGACTTAGCAGAGGGACAGATATTACCTAGAAAGATTATTACTGGTGGTGGTCCAGGTTCAGAACAAGAAGCATTAAAGATTGCTAAAGAATTAGATATAGAGACTGGTGGTACTGGTACTCCTGGTTTTAATCACGTTGCTGCAGAAGATGCAGGTAGATTTGATAAAGACGCTGGTAAGTTAAATGAATTTGGTCTAACTGATGACTCTGCAAGACAGGTTGACTTTATAGATAAACAAATAGAAGCAAAAGAAAAAGCAGCTATGTTTAAAAATAATTCAAAGGTTACTACTAGAAAACTTCTTACTCAAATTAAAGAACAAAAGAAGGTTGCTGAATATAGAGTTATAGGTATTGACAAAGGTATTAAAAATGCACAGATAAGTCCTGTAGCTACAGAAGAACAAATTCTTGTAAGGATACAAAACGGTCTAAGAAATCAAGAAAGTTTAGACAAAATTAGAGTACAGCTACAAGGTAAAACTACAAGAGGAATTACACAAGAGGGTAAAAGAATTAAAGAAACTTCTGTTCAGTTACCTACAACACAAAAAGATATTATTATTAATGAGTTTAATTTTGAAGCACAGACAAGAATCTTAAGATACGCCAGAGGTTTAAGAAACGACCCTGATAAAGGTATTATGTATGAAAGTTTTGATATGACTGGATACCAAAAAGAATTAAAAGCACTAGCTAAAGAACGTGATGTACTAAACAAAAACTTACAAAAACTTAAAGCTAATGAATCTCAAAGACTTGCTGAAATCAATGATGATTCTATTGTCAAACAGTTAGATAACTTACAAAAAGAAAAAGTAAAACTTCAGAACAATGATTATTCAACAAAACCTTTACCTGGTAAATACTATGTTAATAGAGCTAAAAAGAATGTAGATGATGCAGATATGACTGTAGTAGTTTATAACAGTAAGTCAGCCCCATTAGGTAAAGGGTCTATAGGTACAATTAACTACGCTACTAGCAGTAAGTGGTCATCTGGTAAACCTAGTCTTATACGTGGGTCTAATGTAAAAGGTAATAAACCTATAGTTGTTATTGATGCTGCAGAAGAATTAACATTTGCAGAGATACAAAAAGTACAAGCTCTAATAAAGAAATATCCAATTGTAAACGTAGCAGGACCTAGAACATTTACAGATTCTGAAGCAATGAATCCTCTACTTAAAACATTGTTTGTACAAAAAGAAGATGCGTTTGATACTAAAGCTGGATTTAAAGTTTATAAGAATGCAAAGGTATCTCCTAACCAAGTACTTAATTACTTTGAAAACCTTTCAGATGATGCAGAGTTTTTAGAAGAAGTAACAGGACAGCTTATGAAGAAAGCTAACTTTAATGAAGTAGAGGCTGTTGTAGGTAGACCTACAGCACATTTGATATCAGAGTATTTAGCTTCAGGTTCATTACCACTTCCAGATGCAAGATTATTTTTAAGAGTATATGCACCAGCTAGAGAGTTCTGGGCAAGATTAGTTCCAGGTGTTGTTAAGCCAAGAAACGGTTCTATTAAAAAAGTATTGACTAAAACACAGTTAAGAAAAGCTCTAGAAAAAGTAGAATTAGATGCTAAACAGTATTCAGTTGAAGGTCAAACTCATTCTGTTATTTCTACTTTATTAGGAAAAGAGTTAGATAAATTAGGTTTTACAGATGCTGACCCGCTTACTAGAAAACAATTAAATAATTTTGCGGAACAAATTGATTTTATAAATCTAGATGACTTTGAAGACTTTGTTATGGTAGACGCTGAATCAGGTATTGGTACTTTAGGAAATATAG